GTATTTCTACCAAATCGTGGATAATTAATAAATCGTAACCTATTATGTCCCGGCAAAGCAATTGAACTTAAAGAAGGCATTGATCTTTTATAAACAATATATACATTTTCGCCATTAGATATTGAATGCGTAATAGGTCTATTAAGATATACTTTTTCACCTGTTCTATACATAATAGTATAAAACTCTGTTGGTTGACTTTCAAAATAAATAGTACAAGAATTCATATTAGCTAATAATTGTTCATATTCTTCTTTTAATTCAAAATAAAATCTTTCGTCGTTAAAAACGAATTCGTGCCTTAAAGCAATTTCTTTTGAACCAAATTTATAATCCCCTAAAACTTTTTGTAAAGGATATATTTCACTTCCAATATTAATATTTGAATCTATTGTTATATTTTCACTCAAAGTAACTATTCCATTTAGATCTATATTACCAACTACTGCCCTTAAAGCTATTTTATGATTTTTATCTGCTATCATTATTTTAGAACCTGTTCTAATGATATTAATAGAATCATTAAATTTAATTTTATTTGTAAAAGTTGAACCTTCATCATAAATAATATCAGTAATATAAATTCTTCTATTTTCTTCTAATCCTATACTATATACTTGAAGCACTTCAGGTATTTCAGATATTTTTCTTTGAAGCTCTGATTTACTGACTTCTTGACCAAATTCTCGATTTTTCCAACTCATATATTCGATTATTTTCTTTCTTACTTGATTAGTAAGAATATTAATATTTGAAATTTGATTAGCTTGAAGTACTACATTAACATCAAATGTAATATAAGATGGATCAATTACTGAAACTTGAGTAGAAATTATTTTCTTTTCTTCTAAATACTTTGTCAATTCTTCTTTTGCTAATCTACTCATATATCCTCCACCTAATTGTATTGGACATACTTTAACCCCAAATATACCAACCTCTTCAAGATTATAATAATCAATAATTGAAGCTTTTTCTATTTGAGGTAATGCTAAAACAAGATCCTTAAAATCTTGTCTAGTAACAGCTCTATGTTGTGTTCTATATATACTAGGAGCGTTTCTTTTTATTTCATCTAATGATTCTGCTGGTGCTCCTCCACTAGCAGCTATTTGATTAGTAACTGTAGCATCTGTAACAATTTCTCCATTAATAGTATATAAAATACTATCAATTAAATTAATTGTTCCCGGAAGAACATTATTATTTTCGATAGAATCATTATTAATAACATATAATACTTCTATCATCATTCCTTCAGGCGGATTAATACCATAAATATTATCACCAAATATAAGAAATGAATCACCTTTAGAATTGTATTCTAAAGTATAATATGGCTTTTTTTCTTTTCTATCAATAAAATCTAAATATTCAAATTCAAAATTTTCGGCTTTAACTTTTTCTATAGCAATAACATTAGATCTTTTCAGTTTGTATCTATTTTTAGCAATTGCATTTGAAATAATGATATCTGTTGCTAAAATTCCCGATTTACAATTAATAGTTATTGATTGTGAACCTTTTTCAAACATTGAATCTTCATACGAATAAAATTTTGTACCTGTACTAGTAGAAAAAATTGTATATTTAGGAATATATATTTGATTTTTAGCAGGCTCTTTTAATGTTATAATTACAGGAACAATGGATTGAGAAGCTTTTTTAGGTTTATATCCTATTGTTCTAGCTAAATTATGTACAGCATGAGAAGTTTTAGCTGTAGGTAAAAATGCTTCATTCAAACTAGCATTTACATAATAATTCATAAGAGTAGCCTCATAAGCCACTGCCTCTAATAATTCTACACCGAAGTTTGACATTAAGAAATCTGCCCACCTTGAAGGAAGTCTAGCTTGTATTCTATCCTTCAATACTGACATTATTTCTTCAAAATCAATTGGTAGCTTTTCAATATCTTGAAGTTGAATTGCCATTCAATCTAATCTCCAATCTTTTAACCTATGTTAACAAGAAATCTAACCTATCCGTTTCACCTGTGTTTTTATATTTATAAGCTAATGAAATAACAACTGTACTATGATCTGGATCAGGATTAAACTCTATATTCATTAATTTTATTCTAGGTTCTTGAGATTCTATTCTTTCTCCTAAAATTTCTCTCATCTCTAATAATAATTGATCATCCAAAGGTTCAAATAACATTGCTTTCAATCTAACACCAAACTCAGGCTGCATTACCCTTTCACCTGGACTAGTTTGAAGTATTCTTTGTATTGCAGACCTAATCAATGCTTGAGCTGTATGATTATCAACTATTCCATTCCTAAAATTATCAACTGAAACTTCTATAGGCATAGGCCCTTCATAACCTACTGCTCCAGGATTAGTATAATACGTATACTTATATGGATAAGTCATTATTTTAATTTCACTCCCCGCAAAAAGAATCTAAACTACCTGTAGCAACTTTAGCACCACAAGAAGTTGGATCATGTAATCTGCCAGCTTCTAATAAATTTACAAAAACCGTAGAACTTCCTTTTATTAAAACAGCAGGACACATCCATTTATCAAATAATCTATGCCAATTTAAAGTATTCACAAACACATCTGGCGACCCTTGAACAGCAGGGCAACCTTTTGTGCATAAATCTGTTATTCTAGCAATATTTAACATTTTTAATCACCTGTATAGAAAGTTTTAGACATCTCCATATGCATATGTTCATCTTGGCCGTTCCAAACGTCAAGTGGGCACACAACACCGTTGCGCGCAAACACTTTGTAAACTTGTTCACGTTCTTCGAACGTGAAGGATTTGGCATTGAAATCAAAAGCCATACCGCTTTTATGTAGTGATCTAGAGGAGCCATAGCCTACATCAGGTTGCCTATAGCCATCAGTAAACATAAATTTGTCATAAAGATCAGGGTGATTAGCTTTAAGATCATCTAGTGAATTATCTATTCTACCGCCAAATTCTTTATTGAATGTTAAATCACATCCATTACCTTTATGGCCATGTCTTAGCTTGCCTAAATCTTTACCTCTTGCTGCTCTTTCAGCATCCGATAGGTTTAATCTATTTTGAGCTCCCCACATTCTCATAGGAGAGTCAGATTGTTTAAGGCTTCCGTGACCTCCTACTGGAGGTTTAGCAGTAGAACCTTTTGGTAGGGCACTATGAGCTTCACTTCCTCCGGTATTACAATTGGTTGTTACTTTATCATTAAAGGCTGCTATTCCTTGGTTGTATTTTTTTACTTCAGATTCTGGCATAGTATCAAGTTGAACTTGTGATTTATATTCAGGTAAAGGAATTACTCCATGTTTATAACTATTAAGGTGAATATGTCTATCTGAAATCATATTGATGTCTCTAGCCGCATGGATAATTATATCTCCGGTATCATCGAATATGATTTCGGAACCGTTTTTATGTTTAATTTGTATAAAATTAGTTTTATCATCAAAAAGAACATAACCGACTTTAGTTTTAACAACTTTTCTATAAGTATAGTTTTCCATTGCTACTTGAGGAGGTATATTTTCATTTGGTCTATGAATACCTCCAGTCCAGATAGGTCTTATTTTGCTGCCATTAAGGAACCAGACAGTAACAAATGCTCCTACTTCAGGAATAAAAAAGAATCCTTGATCATGATAAGTATATGGAAATGAAGGATCTGCCCAAGGCAGATCTTCTGTTGGGATAGTACCATAAATAATTGGTACTCTTACTTTTATTCTTCCAATTTTTAATGGATCTTGATTATCAACACAAATACCTACAAACATTCCATTAGTGCTAAAAGTACTCATTGAATGGTATCTCCTTCTTTTCCTTTATTACTAAAAGCATCTAGTTCACTTAATAGGAGAATTTTCATTTTAGGAGTAATATGGTAAGCAGCACTAGTTCCAGATGTTCCAGGGTAATTATATGTAATTGAACCAATATAATATAGTCCGCCTAACGCCTTATCTTCTCCTCTAACAACATGACTTAGTTTAATTGTATCTATTGGAAGTAAATCTGGAATAGCACTAGATGATATTGATAAAATTCTAGAGAATGTATGTATTCTATGTCTTAAATTGTTAATATAATTCTTTATTAATGTTTCATCTTCAATAACGTTAGTTAAATACATTGCTCCTTGGGATTGGTGTTGTTTCCATTCTGCTTTATTAGATTCTCCTGCTAGTAATTCAATATCTATTGGTTGATATGTATTAAAATTAGAAAAACCGTGGTGAGCAATTTTCATATCTTTTAATCCAAACTTTTCAATAAGAAGTTTTAAGTCTTTAGCTGTATTAGTTTGTTTAAATGTTAACATATCATCTATTGCTAAAGACATTTTTTCCACTTTACCTGCACCTACGTATGTAAAATAACATTCTTCATTTAATGTAAAAAATGTATACAAAGTTTTGTTATCAGGTGTTTGGCTATAAGGTAATAAGCTTCTCATCATTTTATAATCTGTTAATTGTGGTTGTAACCAAGTATATCTGTAATTGGTATCATCTACTTGTTTTACTTTACCACCATTTTCTTGAATTATTTTTTTAGCTACATCAGATGATAACATATTTCTATAAGATTTATATTTTTTATCGATAGTCATACTATAAAACACTTTA